CATTCTATCTGAATGTTCGCCTCTGGCCTTTTGGGTTCTGTACTCTTGCTGATAGTCTCTGACCCGACCCTTCATTAGACCATACGGCCTTTAGTCTTGCCTGTCCGACAAATACCATCGCCTCTTCCAGCTTTTGAAACACCGCCACCAGCGTTCATCATTGTGGGCGAGATAACCTTTGTGGAATAATCACTTCCAACACTGGAAGTGCCACCACCACCAGCGGCATCAGCAGCACCAGCAGCACCAGCAGCGGCTTGTCGTTTTTTCTTTTGACGAGAGTTTATCACACCAAATAATGGGCTAACCATTCCTATGCCGCCAAGCTTTCCGTCTTTCAATTTTTCTGCCATTTTGGCTACAAGTATACCCACATCTATCTCCTAACATTTCCATCTTTTTCTAGCCTGTCTTAAACGACTATTCGGGTCTTTTGCTGCCTTAGGAAACTGCTTCATTTGTCCAGCAGAACGGGCGCAGAATGACTTACGTCTTTTAGCGTCCTTACTACCTTTTTTGACTTTACCTGTGACAGCAGTTTTTAACTTAGACCCAGGATTTTTACGTCTATAGGCAGCGACACCCGCCTTAGTCATTCCCGCCCCAGACTTAGTGGAGCGGAAATTCTTTTTGTTGCGTTTTGGCATTTCACCTTTTGACGCCATAATAGTTTACTCTATGAGCAGGGTCATTACATTGCCATTGCCTGTGAAGGCAGAGACAAAACAACCATTGTCAGCAAGTATTCCATCATTGGGGATGTATACGTCATTCCAACCTACAGGCAGGGTTAGCTGAAGTATAATCTCACCCGTAGCACTACCACTACGAATGGTAAAAGCCGCAGCCGCAGCAGCGTTAACTAAAACACCCTGAAGCCTACCGCGTGATGGGCCTACAAGAGCAGCAGTATCGCTTGCCGCAAAATTGTAAGCTCTGACCTCTTGACCAGCCATTTACTTACTCCTTATGGAAGGACGGGTGTATTAAACGCTTGTGCATACATTACTGTAATGCGAACAGAACCTGCGTTAGTGGCAGCAGAAGATGTCACAGTTAAGCGAAGGTCTGATGTTCCAGTATCGCCCCATTCTAAGGTTCCACCGCCGCCAGCACCCAATGCTTTGACACCTACTGTGGTTCCTGACGCAACTGAATTAATAATGGTATTTGCATTACCACCAACTTCGCCAACACTAATATTGGTTGTGGTGTTAGCCGCAGCTACCAGATCAATAATACAGTTAACGATCTTTGAATTGGCAGGAATAACGATATCTGTAACCACCGCCGCAAGCGCACCACCCGCTAGGCTCTGCACTGTGTCTTGACACATTACAACATAGCCCACATTGGCGATATCAGTGCCTATAGTAGTTCCGTTTGTTGTTCTAATAGTACCAGCCCGAATCGGGCCTGAAAAAGTAGTCGTACCCATGTTGATCTCCTGTCTGGGTTAAGTCAGATACTTAGTGCATCTGTCAGGGACAGGATAACAATACAATAGATTATAAAAAAAAGAAAGGGCGCTTTGCAGTGCGAAACCTGACCAGCGCCCCTTCAGTTTGGTTCAATTGAACCTAAACACCCGGTGATCCGTAGATACCAAGTGGGTCAGATACACCGAAGCTGTAACGCTCCCGTGCTTTATAGCGAACATTGCCCGTATCAAAGTCACCGTCCATAGACGTTGTCATTGGTGTACGCTCAAAGTGCTTCATTCCGTTAGGAATGTCTGTAGTAAGGAAGAACGCATCTGCGTCTGTCAGATAGTGGTTGACAGTATAACCCTCTGGGATGGACCCATTGGAGTTAATTGCGTTGATGTCGTTGTCAGCCGTACCGACACGCAAAGATGTTTCCAGCAAACGAGTTGCAACAAACTGAAGCGCAGGTGGAATGATGAGCTTCCGTGGACGAGCGGCAATCAACAGGCCACGTTCATCAACGTAAGCAGCAATGTCAATCACTGCTTGCTCAAGAGAAGTTTCATTCAAATCCACGTTAACCGCTGGGCGGTTTGCGTTTGTGGTCCCAGAAACTGTGGGGTGCGCTGCGTTAAACAGTGTGACGCCATCACCAGAGTTGAAGGTGGCGAAACCTGTGTTCAGCAGAGCTGCCGCTTTTGTTTGCTTGGTATAAGCCATAGCCCGTGCGAGAGCTTTGGTGTACCGAGCAGAAAGCGAATCGTACAGGTTGTCTTCCATTGCTTCTTCAGTAATGGAAAAGCCCATAGCGATAGTTTCATGGGTGTAACGAGCAGTAAATGATTCCTGACCGTTGTCGTATGCAATTGCACTGCCTTCGTTTTTAACGGGGGCAGAACCGAAACCTGACAGTTTCACCTCTTCTTCAAAACTACGGTCTGAAGATTCAGTTTCATAGATTTCAGCATGTTCGTTGTCATACTTGTCGTATTCCAAGCCAAACAAAGCATTGATACCTGGAAGTAGCTCTTTAAGGAGCTGGGCGCGAGAAATAGCCATTGATTATCTCCTTACAGGCCAAGACCAGCAGTGTACGCATGTGACGAAGGATTGAACTTAACAATCACATCGGTAAATGCGTCACCAACAGTTGAGTCTGGTGCGTTAACGAAATCTACAAGCTTAAAAGCAATCGTAGCGGTGGTGTTAGCTGTAGCTACATCCAGAGAGATTCTGGAATTGCCATTGGCTGTGTCTGGCGCGGTCTGATTAACAGCAAAGTTACTGTGCATCAAAGTTTGCGCTACGGCAGCGTCAGCTTGAATTTGGAATAACGCATTAGGGTCATCACAAATATAAGCTTGTGCATCAGCAGCAACTTGACCAGCCGGCCACTGATTATTTTGGCGAAAACCACTGACAGAATCAGTGTATGAGCAGCCAAGGAAGATTCCAACAGTCCCAGCAGGGAATGCAGCAGCGTTTGTGCCAACCTCAGTGACTTTTGTGATAGTGCCGTTTGCGGCTACTTGCACAATATCACCGTTGGCAATAGCGGTGTTGAACCCAGAAGTAATAGGTAATTGGCGTGTGGACCCAGAGAAGGGCCGACCACCAATGGCATTAATAGGGCGCAAACCGTATGGACTAGATGTAAGGGCCATTTTAGGCTCTCCTTCTATTACGATTTTGGTTCAATTGAACCTTTTCAGGCAAGTCAGGACTTGCCAAATGAGGTGCGCGAGGAACGCTCTGGGTTTAACACAGGCATCCTCGGATCGGATTCGCGCATGAAGTTTCTATCCACTGATTCCATTTGGTTTTGTGCAGTGTATAATTGACCTTCTTCGCGGTTGTTTGCTTTTTCAGTTGGAATGCTACACAGTAACAAGCCACCAACTTCAACATTATCTTTGAACCTAGAATCTATGTCAGACATGATGTGAAGTTCAGGATACTCAGAAGCTAAGACAGGGGTGTAACCCTCTCTGAATCTAGATGACACGTTTGTGTTGTCTGCGTTACCCAATGTAGATGTGCGAACATAGCGGAACTCAATCCCATCTCTAGGTTCGGGGGTTGGCAGCATACTTTGTCGTGTCCACGGCTTTACACGTTCAGACATCTCGCGTGTTTCAGCTTCGCGTGGTTTCTTTGATTCAGCCATTTCTTGACTCCTTGAGTGCTTGCGCTGCGTATTGTTCATTCGATAAACCAAGCCTCTTAGCGAGGGAGGCTTGAGATGGTGACAATGTCACCGTGCGTGATTTGTTTGTGCTACGGTTGGCAGGGGCAACCACGTTACCCGTTTTTCTGGACGTTACAACATCGCGTTTATTTTCTCCAGCATTAAATTTACTGGGAAATGCAGAACGCATTGCCTCGTCTATTTTTTCATAATAATCGTCACTTCCAGCAGCTACACCTGATGTTACAAGCTCTTCATGGACGCCAAATGCAAAGCCTGTCATCCTTTTATCAGGACCAAACCATTCGTTTCTAGCCGACCATTCTTTTGTTCTTTGATCTGGCTCTTGTGCCACTTCTTGAGTTTGCTGAAGTTTAAACTCAGATGCTGGCCTTTGTTGAGGCTTCATGCGCCCTACGCGATATTCTTCATTATTTATTGCGTTTAGCTTTTCATTAGCTGCAATCATGGCATCAGAATCACCAAGATCGTAAGCTTCTTTATATTCGGCTTTTGCCCGTTCCTTATCAGCAACAATTCTGCGCTTTGCCTGATCGACTATAACACCTTCACCTTGTTCCAGTGTTTTCTTCAGTCGTTCATTCTCTTCATGTATCGTCTTGGCGTAGTTTACAGCCTCTTCACGAACCTTGATGGCCTCAGCCTTATGTCTTTCGGCCTCTTTTATATCAAAGGTCATTTTCTTGATGCGCTTTTGCACACCAGCACTGTAACCAGCTATTTCATCTTCTGTAGGAACTACAGGAGAAACATCCTCTGATGTCTTTGGTGCGTCAAAGTTATCATCATCTGATATTTCTACTTCAATAGAATCTACGTCATCAAGGGCAGAAATCACTGTATCGTTTTCACCCTCAAGGTCTAAAGCTTTATTAGTCATACTCTTGTATACCCCCGTGGGTCATCTACTACTGCTTCAACTGTGTCATCATTAATGATTCTGAACTCTTTGCCGTGAATCTTAAAACGGGTGCCTGAGTATGATCTAAAGATGACAAAGTCCCCTTCTTTGCACCAAGGCCCATCTGGGAAACGACTTTTATCTGAATAAGCTGATTCACCAACTTTCATAACAAATCCAATAATGGATGCTGTTTCTTCAGAGTTTTTAAGTTCGTCTGGCATAAAGACACCACCTGCTGTGGTATCTTCTATCTCAGGCATTGCTATTAATACTTTGTAACCTGAGGGTGCTGGGAGTTTTTTAATGGTTTTTTCTGATACTTCTGCTTCTGCGTACATTTTTTGCTTCCTTGCAGTGACTTTAGGCTCACAGTACCTTGCGTGGGATTACCACGATGCGAAGATAGTTAGATTAAAAAAAAACAACTATCAACACTAACTCTCTAAAAAACTTTTCTCCAGCTCTTCTAACTCTGACATTATGTGTTGATATGCTTTGTAGGAGCCTACGGAAGTGCAATAGCTATTATAGTCTGATGCACCCCCATAAGTTAGATGGGACTTGATACTATCCATCTGCATTTTGATTTCCCTGCTTAGTAGTGTTAGGATCGTTTCTTCCATTTTCTAATTTATCCCTTTCAGACATTTCTGTGTTTAGTAAGGTTTTTGCTATATCCAAGCTAAGGTCTGCGCCCTCTTTTTTATTTTTAGCTTCAGCCTGACTAAGCTCTATGCCAGCCTTGAGACCAATCTGTGCGCTGACACGTTTGTTTTCAGATTCAAGCTTGGCTGCTTCAAGCTGCAACTTTCCAGAATCGAAGTTTATTTTGTGCTTCAATTCCTGTTCTTTTATCGCCAGCTCTTTTTGTTGTATCTGTGTTAAAGGATCATTTTGCTGACGCTGATTTTCTTTTTGTTTTGCCTCTGCCTGATCTTTCTTCAGAAGCTTGTCTGCCGCCATAGCGGTCAAACGAGACAGCTCCACCTCTGCATCTTCAGGAAGGTCTGTGTCCATAGATGGCATTTCAACGCCAAGGTTCTTCTGTATCTCAACCCTGTACTGCATCGCTACGTGTTCAGTCACATGCGTAGCCATAGCCGCCTGTATGGCAGGAGCAAACGGACTTTGACCCACAATCTGCCGTAGCTTAGGGTCTTCCATTGCTGCCATGTGGACCTGAATGTGTGCCTCATGATCTTGATACATGAAGGCCTTTACAGGCTCTTGCTTCAGCATAGCCATGTTTTCGGTCACTGGGTCCATTGGCTTGATGTCATCTGGCAGCTTAATGATATCACCAGCGTCCTGAATGCCAAGAACCTCTAACATCTGACGATGCAACTTACCCATGTCATACAATTGAGGTGCCTGTTGTGCCAACTGTAACGCAGCTTGGTACTGCATGACCCTTTGGGCCATAGTTGATGCGTTGGGGTCAGAAACAGGAATGACATCCACACGCCCATCAAAGTCATCAATACGGCTGAAGTCACCGTCCATTTCGTATGCGTAGTCTTCTGGCATATAATCACGAATAATACGCGATAATAGGCGAAGCTCTGTCTTCATTGATGCGTGTATACGGGCCTGTACCCCAGACATGACCTTCATAGAGCGTTCCATTAGGGCCAATGTAGTCCCAACGGGTGCCTGAGGGTTCATATCGCCTACTTGTACGTCTGCAACCGATCCAATGCGGCGTCCTTCTTCGACAACATTTCCAAGTAAAGCGTATAATACGCTTGATGGCTCTTTGTACGGGATAAAAGTGATTGAGTCGCGTATTGCGCCACCTGGTACGTCCACATCCCTAAATTCACCCGGCATGAGAGGCGAATCATCGCCTTTGATGCGTAGACCCCTAGCTTTGAGGCCAGCAGGTAGATTCGATAACGTCCCAGCGTCAATAAGCTGGCGAAGTATTGAAGTCGCAGATTTAGCCAGACCCCCAATGAGGTGAATAAGGCCTGTACCGTAGAACCCAAGTCCCGGAAGGTATCGGTAATGAGTGAAATGCTGGATTTTCTTCTTCTTATTGTCATCTTCTTCCC